GAGCAAGTTGTATATAGTTACATGTTAGCGGTTAAAATTATTTAAACCACCAGCTAAGCACTTGATATCATCAAGAGCAACAGTCCTGTACTTGTCAGACTCTTTAGGATTATACTGCCATTTCTTACAAGTAATGATAACAGTATTATCTTGGATACTATGTATCACATAGATACCCATCTTTTCTTTAAGATGAATCCTGTCACCAATTTTGTAAGTCACCGGTTCAGAAGTTTTCATATACTTCATCAATTCATCTATAAGAGAGACATGTTTAGTACCTAAATAATCATTAACAGCTTTAAGATAAACACCATCTCTACTGTTAATTAGAACAGTATAAGTAGGTGTCTCCAAGATATCATAATGTTCAGGATTAATCGGACCATCTGGTACAGTAGTAAACTTACCAATAGTAAGTAAAGAAATAGTTCTCCCAGAAACTGTATAATCAAGTTTCTTACCGTAAGGACAGTCAAGGGCAATTACCTTACCTCTTACTGAGGTAGGTAATACTTCATAGTTTGCTAAATTAGTTTTCATATGTTTTTTTGTTTTTTAAGGAAAATAATAATGATCTTCCATGAGTTTTTCATATGCTTCATCTTCACTATAAGCATGTGACTCATTAAATTCTTCTGCCATGTCACCATTAAGTTTAAAATTATCAACTTTCTGGGCTTTAGCAGCAATAATACTCTTAAGAAGCATCTTAAAAGCATTCCGGACGTGAGTATCAGACATATTATCTACATCTAATACTCTACCATCCTTAGTAGTCCAAGTAAGCTTATCCATGTTATCTATATTCTAAGAAAGCTCCATGATAATACTTCTTTGATTTCTTACCACAACCATGCGGTACTTTACTAGTACCACAAGAAGCAAAGACTAATACAATAGCAAGTAATAATAACACCTTTTTCATAGCTCATCTTGATTAAAGTAATAGAAGGTAACCATGATTGTAATAAATATCATAATAATACTTACAAGACCAAAGTCAAGAATACCATGGAAGCAATTGATAAAGCTATTATGCCCCATAACAGTTCCTAAACAAGCAAGAATTCCGGATATAGTAATAGTACCAATCACAAAAAAGACAAACGGGAGCACTATTATCAATAGAGCAGTCCCAATAAATGTAAGTAGTTTCATAGTTTAGTTAAGCATATAACATCCAATATCAGCCAAAATCCGGGCTTCATTATTGCCTTTACCACACTCACTAGTTAAAACTTGAATAGTGTGATAATATCCAAGAGTGTGAACTAAGTGCTTAATAGCAGACTTAGTTTGGTCATCCATATACCTTAACAAGGTATTATGTCTAACAGTGGGTTCAAAAGTGTTTTCCATTTTATATCTGTTTTAGTTTAAGTTCAATTAAAATAGGCCTTTCACCTATTAGTAGTCAATAGCTGACTATACTGCATTACTTCATCAGCACTTATGCTATGCTTTTATACCATTTGGTATAATACCATAGAGTATAATTTACTTCCATCTGCAACTCAGTTGTAACGTGCTATCCACATTTAAGTGGCCAATACACTAGCTGGATATCCCGCTTCTTTTACAACTGCTCACCCTTTGGAAGTGAGTTGTGGTGCATTAAAGTAAAATGTGAATCTAACTATAAGTTGACGTTTACAAATTGACTACCCTTACAGTCAATCCACATTTTAAAAATAAGCAGTTTAATGTCATGCTTAGGACATAGAGGTTAACATTCAGAGGTTTCGGTCTCTAAAGCGCTAAGTAAATGATCATTATAAGCATCATTAGCATCATAAGAGTATTTATAAGAGACATGTATCTTCTGCCATTCAACTGAAGGCATAGTATCGGTTCTCATATCATCAGAGATAGTACTATCATAGATAGCATATATATACTGCTCACTAAATTCATCCGATGTAATACCTAATTCTTTAGCAATGTCAGAGGAGTAATAACTCTTAGTATTAACTAAATCACTTTCGGTGTACTTACCATCATCATTTCTTTTACAATAACCTTTTTTATTATTTACCCGGTTATATGAGTAAGACACTTCATCAGTGAAGGGATCATAACTAATAAAGACTAAGTTAATTTTATCTTCTTGATCCATAGCATTCTTATGTAGTACAGGTGCATCATAGATACCTAATAGCATTTCTGTGGCCACATAAGAATTCCCGGTGCCATGAGCAACAGCAATAAGCCTATCAATAGTATCTTTAGGATATAAACTAGATAGAGCAATAGACATAATGTTGTCACTAATAGGGAATGTGTTAATGTTTTCTGTTTTTGTTTTCATACATATTCCCATAAAGGGAATAACGCTTTGAGCCTAAATGCTGTTTATACTCCCCCAAAGGAGTGAAAGGGGAACTTAATCCCCCCTTAATCACACCAGCTTCGGCAACAACCAGGACAAGAGATAATATGTGTAGAAGCAGATACCCTAAAGGCATCTTCCTCTCCAAACTTATCTACTAGCATTTCTCCTAGTGTCTGTTTATTACCATACTTATTACCTCTAACCCAACCATACATATGGTTGCAAGATTCATAAGCAAATAGTGGCAACTTATTCTGTTCACAAAATAAACGTTGATTATCATAATATATATCCATTTTCATATCTGTTTCTGTTGTTATTCAATCACTTAGCCATATAATGGCCCACTTGTCCCCATCCAATCCCACTTCTTACCATTTCTTACCACCTATAGTTTATAGTGTAAGTTGACTTGTCACATACACTCACTCACCCTCTCATAATGATAAATTTTTTTAGTAATGTCTCACGATTTCCCGTGTTAAGACCAAAACTACTAAAGTAATTCATCATTTCCTCTCTTACTAGAAGTATTAGTGCAGTAAGACTGGGCTACTAAAAATAAAAAAAGAGATAGGTGTTACCCTATCTCTTTAATGGTGGAACTTACCTTTTCTTGGAAGTAGAAGGAGTTTCTTCTTCTTCTTCAAGGAATGGTGTTTCACCTTCAGCAACAGATTCTTCCTGTAAATCCTTTGGGATTACAGTAGAAGATTCTGATTGCTGTGCAACGGCTGTGTTTGCAACAGGTGCAGCAACAAGAGGTTTGAGTCCAAGGGACGATAACAACTGTTGTGCAGCCAACTGTGCAAATGCTTGTCCCAAGAGACCTGTGCCCAAAGTATCAGTCGCAGACTGAATACTGGAAACAGTGTCAAACTTGGGATAGACACGTGTGCCGTCATAGTTCCACTCAAGTGTAACTACTGAGGGCATGAAAGCGTCTGTGGTTTTCCACAAGGGCTTTCCCGTGTCTTCATCGTTGAGCAAGTAGATGCCTTGTGACTCTTCGTACTGTTGAAGTTCTTCATCAGTGTTAGAAGAGACAAGGTAAACGCGGACGGTTTTACCGGCCCATTTGCCGTCTTTGGCAGGATACTTGCGTGCAAATTTTGCTGTAATGCTCATAATTTTTTAATTGTTAGTGTTATGTGAAATTTTCACTAAACAAAGAGTAAAATAAGAGTAGCCCCTTTTATTTAAATAATAGGGTGTTATCCCTATTATTTATTTGTTTATAATCTTATCAAACAGCGTGAGGTCTATGAGTGAATGCTGTGTAAGAGTATAAACTGTTTAGTTTAGACTAAACCAAGAGTAATAAAGGATAGCCCTTTTGTAAAACATAAGGAACCACCCGAAGGGGGATTCCGGATGTGTGTGTGCACATGATTATTCTTGGGGGAAAGAATAAGATGTGCAACACTGTTCCTTATGTTTGTTTTAGATAAGTAATAGAGTAGTATACTCTATTGATTAGATAGAAATAAATATAATTAATATGCAATTGCATATTAAACAAAGAGTAAAGTTAGAGTAGCCTCATTGTATATAGCCTAGGGGGTAGCACCAAGCTTCCCACTAGTGGGGGGGTAAATTATTAGCCATCAACCACCCCGCCACACATAAAACAATTACCATAACCAAGGGGGGTATTTGAGTGAAGTCCATGTACGGGGGGTATTATTTTGTATATTTGTTTTATGTATATAGATTTTTTAAAGGAGTATGAGCTTATACAAGCTTTGCTCAAGAGGTTACCCAGGGTAGATCCCCATGACACTGTTGTACTTAATGTATCCCCAGATTATTCTTCTACAGTGTCTATGCATATTGCACACCATCTCTCTGAAGAAGGTACTATGCTAGATATGGTTGGAGTAGATGTCCCGTATCCTGGTGAGGAGAGAGATTACTATGAATTAAAGTTTAAGAAGGAGAGTATGATTTTACCTGTACTATATGATAAGGTTATCTTAGTAGAGGCTGCCGTGCTTTCCGGGAATAACTATACTTGGATAAAGGAGAGGTTATTAGATAGGGGGTATGAGAATGATGATATTATTACCATCTCCCTTATTGAGATGAATAGTAGTAAATTTAAATGTGATTATGTACAAGTTTACACTGATACTATTCCTGAGTTTTATTGGGAGAGGTACAATAAGCATTGGGAGTAATTGTTAGTAACTTGTTAGTCTAGATAAATATATAATGTGTAAACTTGTACATTATGCCAGAGAATGAGGAAGTTACAAAGCCACTCACTTGTATTAGGTGCGGTAAACCAATGCATCCTGAAGAACCCTGTGATTGTAATGAGCTGGTATATGTGTACTGGGAAATGTAAATTATAAACCAATGGAAGATAATAAAGAAGTGCTCACACCTGAAGAGGTAAAAGAGCGTAAAGAAAAATTGAGTCAGTATTACACTGAACAAGTAGAATTCTTAACTGTACAGTTAGAGTATGAAACATTAGTTACCCAGATTGAGGAACAAAGAGCCAAGCGCTTGCAGTACCAAGTTATGGTGGCTAACATGCTAGCTGAAGAACCAGAGGAGGAAGAGGTGGAAGAAAAACCAAGAGGCCTTAAGAGATCATGATTGTAAATCAAGTTAGTAAGAAGGTAAAGATGGATAAGGGGGATATTGTAAAGTATCAGCTCCTCACCCATTGCTACCTTGAGAAGATCAATGTTAGTAACGCTGACTTAGATTGTCTTACTATGCTTGCTTTTAATGAAGAGGTTGAACTCACAGAATTTTGTAACAATGCATCAGATGAGGGGATATTCAAAACCCCTCAGTCTGTGCGTAACGCTGTTATTAAATTTGAGAGGAAGGGTATGATTGAAAAGAATGGTAAAGGTAGGAAGATGATTAAATTAGCCCCAACACTTAATGTACAAGCTAAGGGTAATGTTTTTCTGGATTATAAATTTGTAAGTATTGAACCCCAAGAAGTATAAAGATATCTTAAAGGAAACATCTATAGAGTTAGAGATGGAACAGAAGGTTATTAAAGTAGTGACAGACTTTTACTGGGATAAGGCCAGGAAGTCTCTCTCTTCTTTAGAGGATCCTCATGTACTTATAGATGGTCTTGGTACTTTTAATATTAAGTGGGATATACTTCAAACTAATATCCGGAGGTATTCTGAGTACTTAGAGAATAGAGAGAATTTAGTATTTTCTAGGTATCATGTATACAAGAGTACAGTGGATAAGCTAGAGAAGATGCAAGCACTAGAAATCAAAATGAAAGAAGAGTATGAAAAAAAGAAAGATCATAGAAAAAATAAAAAACAACAAAGTGACAAGACTTTGGAATAATTATCCTTTGATACTTGAAGGTATTAGGAATTATTTGTTTACTACTGACAGTATAGAGCAGATTGCTCTAGAACGTTACACTATTTGTCAAGCCTGCCCTAAGTTAGATTTAGTGGGCACGGAATGTTTAGTACCCGGCACACAACCTTGTTGTTCTGAGTGTGGGTGCTCATTAAAATTTAAAACCAGGAGTTTGTCTTCCTCTTGTCCTTTAGGTAAGTGGGATTCATTTATGTCTGCAGAAGAAGAGGATCAATTATTAGCTAAGTTATGAGTGTAATATTTAAATCTGAAAACCACAAGTATGAGTCTATAGATTCAGCAGAGATAATTGACTGGACTTCAGTGACTTCGTTTATATCTAAGTATAAGAAACCATTTGATGCACCTACTGTAGCAGAGAAATCATCTAAGTCTAAGAAGTCTAAGTGGTATGGCATGTCTGTACAGGATATCTTACAAGCTTGGGAGAATGAATCTAATAGAGCTATTGATCAGGGTAACTGGTATCACAATCAACGTGAGGCTGACCTCCTTGAATTGAATACTATTGAAAGACATGGTTGTATTCTCCCTATCATAAGACCCCTTATCACTGATGATGTAAAGTATGCCCCGCCACAGAAGTTAGAAGAGGGTATGTACCCGGAGCATTTTGTATACTTGAAGTCTGCCGGTATATGTGGTCAATCAGATTTAGTGGAGGTAGCAAAAGATGCAGTAAACATAACTGACTACAAGACTAATAAAGAGATTAAGAAAGAATCTTATGTAAATTGGGAGGGTATATCACAGAAGATGTTAGCACCGGTTACTCACTTAGATGATTGTAACTTTTGGCATTATGCATTACAACTGTCTACATATATGTATATTATATTAAAGCATAACCCTAAACTTAAAGCCGGTAAGATAACTATCCACCACGTATTGTTTTATACAGATGGTACAGATAAGTTTGGAAACCCTATTACTAAGCTAGATGATCAGGGGGAACCTTTAGTTAAAAAGATTGTACCTTATGATCTTCCATACCTTAAGTCTGAGGTTATCAATTTAATCAAACACAAACAAGATGCTAATTAAACTATTTGATATAGTAAATAATAAGGTGGTACCCACGGAGCATTGTTATACAATATCTTCTTTAAATGATATAATGACGGAATATCCGGAAGATTATCTTAAAGTATATACCTACCTGTTTTATATGACTTGCCCTAATCCTGACCTTAACCCTTTCTTTAATGTTCCTGAACATGAGAAGGAAGAGATTATTATGTCTGAGATTGATATGGATATTTCTACTGAGGATGATTTTATTATCCGGGGTATGAATACTTGTAAGAAGTTATATGAGACTCCCACGTATAGAACATATGTGGGTATCAAGTCTATGTTAGATAGATTGGCACATTATATGGAGACAACAGAGATCCAGGGTGGTAGAGATGGTAACATTACAGCTTTAGTAAATGCGGCTGCAAAGTTTGACCAGATCAGACAATCATTTAAAGGGGCATATAAAGATTTGGCTGAAGAACAGCAAAGTCAGGTAAGAGGAAATATAGGATTAGCATACGATCAATAATTATGGAACATAGCTTATATGGATGGTTGTTTACATACAACACCCACACAAAACAATGGAGTGCTTTTAAGTCAGAAGATAAAGAAGCATATTTTAATAATGTTAAAGAATGTAACTCTAGGATTTCAGCTAAGACGATAGATACATTACTTTATATGATTATTAAATATAATGGATGTCCTGAAGATCTATTAGATGAGTGAGATTATACAAATCCCTACTTGGGAAAATGGTGAGTGGACAGTTACTACCTTCTCCTCTAATATAGAGTGGAGGGAGTACCTACTTACATTATTTAAAGAGCCGGGACAGTATGATTTCAATGAGGTAGCTTTACTATTTAACAAGGAAGCTAGAACTTTTAATAAACTAGGTTTTTATACAGTAGCCCCATTTAAATCCAAAGACTATATCTACTACTGGGATGACCAGAAAAAGAAATGTAGGACCGGGGTATTGTACAAGGATAAAAAGAATGTCTGGTATCTAAGTAGGGATTATTACATGTGGCTTAACTTTCTCCCTATCTATGATAAGGAAGAGAAGAAGTTTGGATTTGCTAAAGTCCGGGATGCTCAGTACCACATGGCTCTGTACGAGATATTAGCTGAACTATATTACAAGCATGTTGCCATCTTAAAGAAACGTCAGATTGCATCCTCATACTTTCATGCCGGTAAGTTAATTAATTCATTATGGTTTGAAGAGGGTGTAACTTTAAAGATAGGTGCTTCTCTTAAGGATTATATAAATGACAAGGGTACATGGAAGTTCTTAGATGAATATGCATCTTTTATAAATGAGCATACTGCTTGGTATAGACCTATGAATCCAGATAAGGTAATGCTATGGCAGCAAAAGATTGAGGTAAGAAAAGGTAATAAGAAAACTGAGGTAGGATTGAAAGGTACTATACAAGGTATGTCTTTTGAGAAATCAGCAACAGCCGGTGTGGGTGGTCCTTGTCAGTATTTCTTTCATGAGGAAGCAGGTATTGCTCCTAAGATGGGGGAGACATATGAATATTTACGTCCCGCATTACAATCTGGTATGATAACTACCGGGGTATTTATTGCAGCAGGATCTGTGGGTGACTTGGATCAATGTGAACCACTAAAGAATTTAATCATGAATCCTGAAGCTAATGACATCTTTGCAGTGGAAACTAATCTACTAGATGGCAAAGGAAGTATAGGTACAGCAGGATTATTTATTCCAGAACAATGGTCAATGATGCCATTTGTAGATGAGTATGGTAACTCACAAGTAGAGGAAGCATTAGAGGATATTAAGGAAGAAAGAATTAAATGGAAGAAAGAGATTGAGCCAGATAAATATCAGTTACGTATCTCTCAGAAACCTACAAACATTGAAGAGGCATTTGCCTTTAGAAGGGAATCTGTATTTGCAGTACACTTACTTGCTGCACAGTTAAGAAGGATTGAGGATAAAGAATACCCATATGAGTTGTTAGAGTTGTATAGAGATGAACATAGTAATTTAACTGTAAAAGAATCTAACAAGTTACCTATCAATGAGTTCCCAATCTCTAAAAAGACGGAAGATAAGAGTGGGTGTTTAGTAGTATGGGAAAGACCCAAAAAAGATCCTACCTTTGGGATGTATTA